CAGCAAGCTGGGTAATACGATTAAGGAGAACATCGAACCACTTGATATCCTGGCGTTCACAGCATCTCCTAAGATGCTGTACCATTCGGTAGCAGAGTGGTGGGCTCATCTTTTCCCAACCAAAAGTTCATCTCTGAGAAAATTGAGTTATTTTGCTGATAAGGAAGGGAAGACTCGAGTAATCGGGATCTGTGATTATTGGACACATTCGTGTTTGAGACCTCTTCATAAAACCTTAAACGGTTTCTTGAGGAGAATCCCAAGCGATTGTACCTTTGATCAAGACCGATTTTCTCGTCTTCTTCCTAAGATACGTCTCGGGAATAATAGATTCCATAGTATCGATTTATCATCAGCCACTGATAGGATGCCAATATCCCTCCAAAAGAGGGTTATTAGTTTTCTATTTGCGTCTGATGAGAAAGCCGATGCATGGTCTCGAATTCTTGTCGATTATCCGTTCTCCACCCCCTCAGTTCCTGAGGGTGTGGTGTACGGGGCGGGCCAACCTATGGGAGCATCTTCGTCATGACCCGTTATGGCTCTAACACATCATATCATCGTCCAAGTGGCAGCTATAAGAGCTAAGGTCAGTGGTTCAACACTGAAACCTTATTTCTCTAGTTATGCCCTCTTGGGTGATGATCTTGTGTTAGCCCATGATGGTGTTGCTAGGGAGTACCGAAAACTTCTTCACACTCTCGATATGCCATTCTCTTTAGAGAAATCACATGTGTCTAAAACCACATTTGAATTCGCTAAGAGATGGTTTCATCGAGGTGAGGAAGTAACCGGTTTCTCTCTATCAGGACTCATGAGTGTGTGGAAAAGCTATCCACTCCTCTTGAATTTCCTTCAAAACCAATCGAGTCATGGCTGAATGTTACCTTTGGAACGGCACCCGGATCTGATCCTTGCAATCCATAAAATTATCCATGGAGAGAATTTTATAATTAATAGAACTCTCTCTATGATTAAAGTTTATGAATTGTTCTACTGGGTTCTTACCTTAAAGGGTAAGAACAAAACGGGGTACTCAGGTTTGCTTAAATGCATACATGAGCACTTCGGTTTTGATCTCTTAGAAGTTGAGAGTTTGATTAACTCCCCTGTGGATATCATTGAACTGATATACACTGAATCTAAGAAATACCTAGTGGAAAAGGATCTTTATACCTTCCAAAAGGACGCTTATGTAGTTAATGCTAAACTAAATAAGTTCGTTTCGGATCGTATAAAGGTAGCTTGCGCCGATCAAGCGACAAGAGAGTTTCTAAAAGAAACTCTATCTGTTGTCCTGAACTGGAACCACCCCATGGTACTGTGCTTAAATAGCATGATAGATAAATCCACAGAATTCTTGATGAATTACTGGGACCCATCCATCAGTTCCGATTTCCTTTGGGAAACCGGACTATCTAAGTACTTTGTATCACGTGGTGTATTCTCTGCTCGGGCCCAGGTAAGTATTACCTTGGCCGAATCAGCTGTCCTTAAGGCTTTCTTGAAAATCTCAAAAGACTTCGTTGAGGGTAGGTTAGTACCTGTCCTCAATTCCGAAGGCTTTTGGATCCTCCAGAAACCTGATATTCCAGAGC